GTGTGCGTTTTTTTGGTGTTTTGATAGGTTCTTTACACTGATGTTTAGGTTTTACCTCAATAAGAAACTTCTTGACACCACCTGTGGTTTGTTCTATCTTGATATAGAAGTCTGGGAAGTATCGGTGCATCTTACCGTCCCAAGGCGACCTGTAAGGAACGATTATTTCCTCACTACCCCATTCTACGACCTTATCATTCTTATCACAATAGACCATAAACTTAAGTTCCCACGAAGAACGATAAACAACTTGTGATGGGTCACCCTTATACTTTTTTGGGTTTTTTGGAATATATTTACCTTTGTATGTCATGTCGACTAAATACCTTCATAGGAGTATTTAGACATGGCAATAGACTTCGCAAAAGGTATCGCAACTCAGGTAGTCAACACAGGATTAAGAAAAGTATCTGGTAATCTACCAGGCTTACTTGGTATTAACAAGGGTAAAACAGGAAGAGATAGTTCTGATACTGCACCTCTAAACCAAAAAGGAAAAGCAAGTCCTAATTTATTTCAGTTTCCATTAGATGTTACTGGTGACCCAGGCATAGGTAATCATGGACACTACATTATATTTTTTATAAATGAACAAGCAAAAGCAAAATTAAGTTTTGATGATTCAAAAAGAGATGGTAGTGGTCAAGATAATATTAATAAAGAAAAAGAAAAAAGAGATATACCAAATTTTATAAATGCAAACTTTGGTGGAGGAGAAGGTTATCAAAAAACAAAAAACACAGGGGGTAATAATGATACAGTTATATCCATTGGTAATAGTGCTGCTGGAATACAAGCTATAGGAAATGATTTTAGTAAAATTAGTGGTGATAATACTACAACAAAAAAAGAAAAAAAAGTAGAAAAAGAAGATGGTCAATATGTCAAAGTAAAAAGACCACCAACCAGAAGATTAGATACTGCTGTTGCATTATATATGCCTGCAACGGTTCAAGTGACATACGGTACAAAATATACTGACACAGAAATAAGTCCTTTGGCTGGGCCTGTTGGTGAGGGTATTACTAACTTAATGAGTGGTGCTGGTTTATCAGATACATTTGACAATTTTGTCGGTGACCCAGCATTAAAAGATGCAACTGGTAAAAAAGTATTGACAACTATCGCATCTACTTTAGATGGTTTAGGTTTAAGTGGTACAAGAGAAGCATTAGAAATTTCATCTGGAGAGATATTTGCAGACAGAATGGAACTTGCATTTAAAGGTGTAGACAGAAGGTCATTTCAATATACATTTAAAATGATACCAAGAAATTCAAGAGAGGCAGATGAAATAAGAAAGATAGTGTTTGCATTTAAAGCTAATATGTTACCAGAATTGACAGAGGGTAAAGATAGAGATACAATGACTACACCAAATACATTCAACATTCAGTATATGTACAAAGGTAAAGAAAACGATTATGTTCACAGAGTATCAGAGTGTTTTCTTGAGAATGTTCAGGTATCTTATGGTGGTGATAGATATAAAACATTTGAACCACACGCAGATGATGGAGCTCCACCAGTAGAAACATCAATAACACTTGCGTTTAAAGAGATTGAAATTATAACAAGAGAAAGAATTTTTCAGGGATATTAAACTATGTATTTTAATTCATTTCCAGTTATCCCTTATGATTCTAAGGGTGATTTAAATTTTAAAGATGTAACTAATCTTTTACGAAGGGTGGGTATGAGAGCAAAGTTAAAATCAAACACTTTGTTATACGATACTTATGATGTAAAAGAAGGTGAAACACCAGAGATGATTGCACACAAATTATATGGTGACCCAGAACTACACTGGATAATATTATTAATCAATGATATAACAGATAGATATCATCAATGGCCTATGAGTGGTATGCAATTTTTAGATTATCTAAATGACAAATATACCAACCCAGATGGAATACATCATTATGAATCTACACAGACTTCTGGTGATACTAAAGTTAAGATAGAAGTGTTTAACGAAGTAGATGATGATGCATACACAGGTCTTACTCTAATCACTAATCGTGAGTACGAAGAAAATGAACAAGACAAAAGAAGAAAGATACGATTAGTTGACCCTAGTTTTATAGAACAATTTGTAGATGAATTTAAGAAATTAATGAATGAAACAATAATCTAATGGCAACAGGCGATACAATACAATATGCAGGCGAATATAAATTACAGTTATGTAGATTAGATTCATCAACTGGAATATCTGCACGACTTGATTCAAATGTAACTGAAATTAATATGTATGAGAATATTTTTAGTAATACTCTTGAGGTGACAATGGTTGTCGTAGACCAAAATAATATTATTATGAATATGCCTATTGTTGGTCAAGAATATGTGCATCTTAAATTAGAAACACCAAGTGTTGGAGTGTTTGATAATATATTTTGTTTGTATAAAGTAATTGCAAGAAGTGATGTATCGGTTGGAGCTCAAGTTTATGAACTACAATTAGTTTCTCCAGAATCATTAAGAAATAATAGAACAAGGGTTTCAAAATCTTATACTGGGTTAACCTCAGATATAGTTACAAAAATTCTCAGAGATGAAAAACTAATTAATACCAAAAAAGATATTCATATTGACACAACAAATAGAATAAGAAAATTTGTTGCACCAAACTTAAGACCAAAAGATTTTATAGTCAATCTTTTAAGAGAATCAACCTCAAAAGAATATGGAGGCTCCCCTCATTATCTATTTTACGAAAATACTAAAGGTTTTCAGTTTAGAGTCTTAGATAGTTTATATGACCAATCATCTAAAGGTAGATTTGTTGCATCTGAAGCTGCATCAATAGAAGGTGAAAATAAAAGAAACAATATAGAAAAAGATTTTCAAAGAATTTTAGATTTTTCAATCGGTTCAACTAATGATACTTTAATAATGAGTAGAGGTGGTATGTTATCTTCTAAATTAACAAAATATAACATATTTCACAAAAATTTTACAGTGCATACTTTTAATTATTTTGATAACTTTAAAGACCATAGTAGAATAGATGAAAATCCTATATATAATCAAGTAGAGATAGACGAACAAGGTAATACACTTGGAGATTTTTCCAATGCAAGAACACAATTGCACCCCACCTCAAACAACGGAACAAATGACGCACAGTTCTATAACTCAGATACAGGTTACTCATATTCAGATAATCACGCAGAGGATTGGCTACTATCCAGAAGGTCAAGAGTTTTAGAAATGAGCTCTGGTGGTATGAGAGTAAATATGAAAGTAAGGGGTTATTGTAATTTATGTGTAGGTGAAAAAGTAAATGTTGTATTACCTATTACTGGAAATGACCACGGCAAGAGTAAAATAGACACCTTCTATGAGGGTGAATTTTTAATCACACATTTAAGACACAATTTTGACCAAGGCGAAAGAATACACACAATGTTTATGAGTGTAGTAAAAGACTCAATACCAGATACAGCTGAATTTAAAAATCAACTTTCTGGTGCAGAACCAGTGCGTTCAAAAGGTCAAACCATAACATATTAAAGGAGACTCGTACAAAATAATTCATATTATTATATAACATAACCCAAACGGAGAAATACATGAAGAAGAACATGAAAAAAGGTAAAACTAGAAATAGAGTAAGAAAGATGACATTTCAAAGTCAAACACGAACCAACATCATATCAATAGACAGGGGGACTAAATATAATAAACAAGAATTTTTAGAACGAGAAACGGAACATGAAATACTTCAAGGAACTACAGGAAGGCGTCTACGACCCCAATATATTTAAAGCATTCTTTCTTGCAGGCGGGCCAGGTAGTGGTAAGTCTTATGTAGTCAAAAGAACATCTGGTATGTTCGGTATGCGTATTGTTAACAGTGATGATGCATTTGAGAAGTTAGTCAAGTCAGCTGGTTTGACAATGAAGATGGATACAAAACTTGGTCAGTCGCAAGAAGTAGAAAGAGATAAATTAAGAGATGTTGCAAAGAGAGTAACAAAGTTAAGACAGAGTAATTATATCGAAGGTAGATTAGGTATGATTATTGATGGTACTGGTAGAGATTACAATAAACTAGAAACTGAGATGAGAGCTCTACAACAATTAGGTTATGAAAGTCATATGATATTTGTTAACACATCACTTGATGTTGCACTACAAAGAAACCAAGAAAGAGATAGAACATTACCAGAAAAGATTGTGGTAAAATCTTGGAAAGATGTGCAATCAAATATAGGTAGGTTTAGTAATCTATTTAAAGGTAGATTTATTATCATTGACAATAATAATAAAGACGAAGATATATTGACAGCTGTATATAAGAGAGTGAGAAGTCTTGCAAATAAGAAAATTACGAATGGTATCGCAAAGAACTGGATTGCAAAAGAATTAGAGATGAAGAGAAGAGTATGAGAAGTGATGAAGAAGTCGCAAAACACATCAATGAAATCATTG